TTCATGTAAACCAATCCCCCATATTTTATCATATGGGGATGCTTCCACTAGTTGAGTATTACCAGTATTTATTAATTCTTGCATAAGTTTTTCATTTTGGATAAATTTATTTTTACAATGCAAGCTGTATATTTTTATCTTGCTGCTGTCCCATATATATTGATTAAAATTTTTCACATTCCTACCAAGCCGTTTCATTTGTCCTTGTTCGTTAAAAGCGCATGTCAATATTTCATTGGCTATTTCTTCATCACTAAATAATTTTGCCTTGCTCCACATGACGCCTTGCTCCACACAACAAAATATTACGTTATCATATTTATATTCTGAATAATGCCAATTGGAAAAAGGATTATGAGCTCCAAAAAAGTAAGTATATTGCATATTTTTTTTTTGTGATTTATTTGACATTTATTGGTTTTAATAGTTTATCATTGATGGATGATAATTATGTTATTTTATTTATTTTTCAACTTTACATACACATCAAAAATTGATAATTATATTCTTTTGTGTTTATTGTTTACTTATGTTAAATATCAATAATTTGAACAGCAAAATATCATGAAAACTACAATTTGGAATACGTTAGTCCACTCTGTTGGATTGTTTGGCAACAGACCGATATTTTGGACTTCACCAAATAGCTATATCAAATACAATCAATTTTATGATAAAATTACTTCGTTTTCTCAATTATTAGAAATGATAAATATACAAAAAGGTGACAAAGTAATGTTAACTGGTCCAAATTCCATAAATTGGGCTGCTGCAAATTATGCTATTTTAAGTAAAGGTGGCGTTGTTGTTCCAACATTCGCAAATCAATCAGATAATATTCTTGATCATATGTTAAAAACAACAAATGCTAAATTATTGTTTAATTCATCAGGAAAAAAAATTGGCAACAACATAATGGAGTTTAATCATGAAAACATACTTGACACAACAAATATTACTCCAAGTGAAAATTTTAAACATGTCAATATTGATCCATCGAGCACTGCATACATATTATTTACATCCGGCACTTCTGGACTTCCAAAAGGTGTTCCATTGACTCATACTAACATTTTATCAAATATTGAAGCCACAAAAACTGTATTTAAAAATAATTTTTCAGAACATGATAAATATGTTAGTTTTCTACCATGGAATCATTGTTATGGGTTGAATTGCGAACTTAATTATATGATGTCAACAGGTGCAAGTACGTATATAAATACAAACATAAAAAATGTTATGTCAGATATTCAACAACATAATCCAACTGGATTATGTACGGTTCCTAAATTTTTGCATCAAGTCCGTAATAAAATAAATAAAATTGAACAACTACCGACGTTTATGAAACCGTATGTAAATCCATATATAAAACGTCGCGTGTTTGGAAAAAATATTAAATTTTGCACGGTTGGAGGTTCACATATATCAAAAGATGACATACTATTTTATAAAAATTTAGGTCTTGATATATATCAAGGTTACGGAACTACTGAATGCAGTCCAATGATTTCATTAAACGGTCCAAATGGCAATAAAATTGGAAGTGTCGGAAAAATTCTTCATTGCAATAATATTCAAATACAGCATAACGACGAATATAATGAACTTATTGATGAAAATATGTATAATACTCATATAGGAAACATATTAGTTTCTGGTAGCAATGTTATGAAAGATGGATATTTACATAACGCAAAAGAATCAATAGTATATACAGGATTGGGAATGCGATATAATACTGGCGATATTGGATATATTAAAGATGATTATTTGTATATTGTGGGTAGAAATAAAGATCAGTATAAACTATCAAACGGAAAATTTATCAATCCCACTGATATTGAAAATGAATTACTTAAAATTTCTGAAATTGATCAAGTATTGGTATATCCCTCAAAAAATGGAAAATATAATAAAGCAATTATTGTTTCAAGTCATTCGTACGAAACTATTCAACATAAAATAAATAACATGAACAATGAGCTTAAAAAATATGAAATTCCTCAAGAAATGATCGTGACCGACGAACAATTTACAACAGATAATAATATGCTAACTCAAAAACAATCAATGATTAGGAGTCGTATAATAAAAAAATATGACAAATGTTATTATGATATGGAATAATATTTTTTACTGCGCGTTATTTTATAAACAAATTTTTAATTAATGTACCATATGTTATTTTATAAACAAATTTTAATTGATATGATTATTTAATCAATTTCCTCAATTCGTGGTCCATCATCTGCTGCTGCTGCTGCTGGGGGCATTCCACCAGGCATTCCACCAGGCATTCCACCGGGCATTCCACCAGGCATTCCACCAGGCATTCCACCGGGCATTCCACCATCTGCTTGATATGATTTCGCGAAAACAGGCATTGCAACTTCTTCTAGTTCTTTCTTTTTTTCTTCATATGGTTCTTTTGAAGTTTCATTTGCGTGATCTGATAACCACTTTTTAACAGACTCTACTTTCTCAGATACCGCAGTACGATCCTCTTCGCTTAGTTTATCTTTAAGTTCAGTTAATGATGAAGATACTTGATAAATGTATGAATCAACTTCATTTTTTGCATCAACAATACCTTTTACATGTTCGTCTTGTTCTTTATATTTTGCAGCATCAGAAACCATCTTGTTAATTTCTTCATCAGATAATCTGTTTGCGTCATTCTTGATTTGAATCTTTTGTTCTTTTCCAGTAGATTTTTCAACAGCTGATACATTTAAAATACTATTTGCATCAATGTCATAAATAACTTCAATTTGAGGAACGCCTCGTGGCATTGGAGGAATACCTTCCAATGTAAATTCTCCAAGTTTATGGCAATCTTTAGTCATTTTTCGTTCTCCTTCAAATACTTGAATCAACACTCCTGGTTGATTATCCGAATAAGTTGAAAACGTTTGAGTCTTTTTAGCAGGAATTTGAGTACCTCTATTTACGAGAGCGGTCATAACACCGCCTGCAGTTTCCAAACCAAGAGTCAATGGAACTGCATCCAATACCAACAAATTTTTCAATTCTTCATCAGTATTATTACCAGATAAAACTGCAGCCTGAACTGCAGCTCCATATGCAACTGCTTCGTCTGGATTAATTGATTTATTCAGTTCTTTACCATTAAAAAATTCCGAGAGAAGTTCTTGAATTTTTGGGATTCTTGTGGAACCACCAACCAAAATAACTTCATCAATTTGACTTTTGCTTAGTTTTGAACTTTTCAATGCATCGATGACTGGATCCATGCATTTTCTAAACATAGAAATGCATAGTTCTTCAAACTTTGCTCTAGTGATCACCGTATTAAAATCCTTACCATCTGCCAAAGTATCAATCTCTAAATGAGCTTGAGTCGATGTAGACAACGTTCTTTTAGCACGCTCGCATGCAGTACGCAATCGTCTCAATGCACGCGCATTACCAGTGATATCAGTTTTAGTGGTTCGTTTAAATTGTTCTGTGCAATGTTGAACAAGCATATTATCAAAATCTTCACCTCCAAGATGAGTATCGCCTGAAGTAGCTTTAACTTCAAAAATACCATCTTCAATACTTAGCACGCTCACATCAAAGGTACCGCCTCCTAAATCAAAAATAAGAACATTTTTTTCAGATTCGCCTTTTTTATCTAGACCATAAGCAATTGCAGCAGCAGTTGGTTCGTTAATAATTCTCATAACATTCAGTCCAGCAATAACTCCTGCATCTTTGGTAGAATTTCTCTGTGCGTCATTAAAATATGCAGGTACAGTAATAACAGCATTTGCGACTTTACGACCAAGATAAGCTTCTGCAACTTCTTTCATTTTAATTAGAACCATTGATGAAATTTCCTCTGGCTTAAATGTTTTTACCTCAGAATTATATTCAGCTTCGACCAATGGCTTACCATTTGAATCACTGACAACTTTAAATGGCCAATGTTTCATATCACTTTGTACTTTAGAATCATTAAATTTACGCCCAATCAATCTCTTTGCATCAAAAATTGTATTAGTTGGATTAATTGCTGCTTGATTTTTCGCAGCATCTCCAATAAGTCTTTCATGACCAGAAAATCCTACGTATGATGGTGTAGTCCTATTTCCTTGATCATTTGCAATAATTTCAACGCGACCGTTTTGCCAAATGGCAACGCATGAATAGGTAGTTCCCAAATCAATTCCAATGCAAGTTTCTTCAGTGCTCATTTTTAATGTATATGTAAATTATATATGAATTATGTATTGGCGGAGCATGATGTTTAAAATTCAATTTTTTTTAATATTTTTATGGCAATTTGGAATATGAAAAAATTGAATTTTAAAAATAATTGTCGTTCTGGTATGTCAATAAATTATTATAGTAAAACTTACCGAAATATATTAAATAATGGACATCACTGCGCAACAAACCATATGCCCACCGGAAACCAATCCAATTACGGATGTAAAAGGTGTAAAAGATGTAACGGTTGCAACGGGTATGAAAAATATCGATATAGCGTTGTTTGAAAGGATATTATTATTAACACAAACGTACTACAGAAAATATTTAAAAATACTTAGTGACGATTATGTTCATGAACCAATGATGCACGATGAACCAGTTATCAAGTTATTATATGATTTTTTAAATGAAAAAAATAATGTATATGCATGCAATATTGTAGATAAAATATGTGAAATATTTACAAGTTCAGCACTTTCTGATAATGAGCAATTGATTATAACCAACGAACAAAAACGAAATATGTGCAATTTATTACACACCGCGATGAATTTGCGCGAATCATGTGCTGTGTGTAATAAATTTACTATAAATATGAGCAAATCTGAATCTGAAATTGATGATATGAATGCATGTGACGCAATAAATACAGTAATGTGTATAAATTGTGGTAGATTACAAACAGAGCATAATTCATGTACTCATTTTATTGAACAGCAGTCGATAGCCGAATCAGATATGCTCACGTATGGTTGTTGCGATAAATGTGGTATATGTAGCTCATTACATGGAAATATGTGTGAGAATTTTTCGCCAGGATCATATAGTAAATCAACTTGTACAATATGTAGTGAAAATATTTGTTCGCATCCGATAAAAATATGCGCAAGCTATGTAGGCTATGTTGGTGACAGGCATTGTACAAATTGTTTAATGCCAAAAAATTTACATGGGGCAACTGAAGTTTACATACGTGCTTATCGGAATGAAAAAACTCGAGACATAATGGCAACGTTGGACGAAGAGTATTATAAAATAATTAAAGATATTGAAAAAATGCAACCACATGAAGCTTTAGTAATTGCAAACTATATCAAAAAAATTTCTGATCTAAAATATCTTAAATGATTTCATTAAAAGTGCATCATCTAATTTTTATAAAAGTGCATCATCTAATTTTTATAAAAGTGCATCATCTAATTTTTATAAAAGTGCATCATCTAATTTTTATAA